CCCTCTACAAAATCGGGCCACACACATTTGACAAAGGATAAGAAATCTCCCTTTGCTTTATTCTGTATCTTTTTTTCTGCGTGTAATACTTGCAGTTGTTTATATGTTTTTCTAACGTCTGCGGGTAGTTTACTTATATCTATATCATTTAAATTCATAAAAATTTTTTAAAAAATTTTTTTATAATTTTTTTGCACCTTAAAGTGTTCAATATGTTTTTACCAGCTATAACTGTCTAAATCAAGCAATACAACCTAGAGTAGTGGGACCCCTTTTATATAAAAGGGTGCATAGGGTAAAAAGAAAAGTGGTTTATCGGAAATGGTTTGGGACCCCTCGGCGCGTTAGCGCCGAGGGGAGAA